AGGTTAGCGTAGGCTCCCTCTGTAATTGTGTGGAAAGTATCTCTCATCATTTCAACATCACAAGAACGTTCAGCTGAACCAATAGTTTCCATGCCGCCAAGAATTACATCAATTTTTTTAGAGTGAGTACCGTCTTCATAACGGCTCATGTTCCAGAACGGAGAAGTAAACTCAGGAAAATCAGTAATCATAGCTGTGCTAAAATCATTAAACATGGCAGTTTCGTGTTCTGCTTTAAGTTCTCCTTCAACATTATAGTGCTTTTGCCATGCTTCATAAGTTTTTTCAATCGGTCGATCAAAGCCGAGATAATCTACAAGTTCGTATTCCATTGCTTTAAGATCTACAATATCACCAGGCATTTCAAACTCAAACATTGGAAAGATAATATCATGTCTACCTGGAATTGCGTTTGGCTCTTGTCTGTATGAAGTGGAGACACAAAAAAAGCCCTTTGAATCGGGCTGTGAAAGTAATTCGTGTTCTAACCACATCTGACCTGTTTGCGGTAAAGGCCAAACATTGCCTGCGTAATTGTAAGTTGCTACATTAAAAGGGTCTTCACATGCAGCGAGTATGCTTAGTCTATTTTGAGTATGGACTTCAAGAAATCCTTTGTCCAAAAAAAATGACCTTAATAGGTCAACGGTGTGAGTAAATTTATGAGGGGATATTAGTTGAGTCATTAAAAAACCTTTCTTTATATAAAAAGACACGCAGATTTAAAACCTGCGTTCAAATTAACCAATTATATAAGAAGTATAACCAATGAGCAAGTTAAATTAGTAAGATTGTGCTAGTCTCCACATCAAATAAGCTTTACTTTCAATGGGAGCATATTTTGCATCTTCATCACGTAGATTACTTACAATAGTTCCTGGAGTAGGATCTACAAAGTGAGGCATACTATATCGTGTTTGATCAATGTGAGTATTTACAACTCTATGTTTTGTGCTTACAAAATAATCATTTGTCCAACGTTGTAGTAAATCACCTATATTCACTACGACACCATCCTCTGCATAAGGTACAGGATGCCAGACACCCCCTAAATCCTGTACTTCAAGACCTGGCACATCATTGATTTGCCATAACAAGGTGATAGTGCCGTAGTCGCTGTGTTCACCGATACGCATTTGCTTTTTTTCAAGAGGTCCAGTATAGGCAGGATAGTGAATAACGCGGGTTGTATTATAAGGATTTTGATGCGCATCTACTAAGGTAGTGCCGCAATCTAAAATAGTATCAAACTTCTCAAGTATGCGAAGTGTTAAATTGTCTGCTATACGAACTGAATTTAGTGCAGTAACTTTAAAAAAATCTATCTCAGTAGGCCATAGAGAATCAGGCATACGAGTATTATTGTAATTGAAACTTTCTTTCATATCTTTAGGAGCAGTTGGGTCTACATTTTCTGCGCCCATAACACTATACCCTAAGTTGTTTTCTGCTTGATATGAATACTTCTTTTTAGTATCCAAATCCAGTTCAAAGAACTGCTTCATGTAATCAAACCAGTGATTCATGGTTTGTTGATCTTTAAGATTTAGTGTATTAGTAAAAACAGCGAAGCCCACAGTTGTGTAGGCTTCGCGAATCTCATCCAGTATTGTGCTTGATTGGAAATCAATAACTGGAATCATAGTTTAGTTTCCTGGCACTTTAGCGTCAATGCCTTCAACATAATACATCATTGTATTAAGATGTGCATCGTCAGCTACTTCGCCATCTTTAAGTTGGAGCTTACCAGTATTATCTTTAATAGGACCAGTAAATGCAAAGTATTTTCCATCAGAGATTGCTTTTTTGATCTCGGCAGCTTTCATCCTTACATTATCTGGCATGTTAGTAAATGGTGCCATTTGTACTGAACCATCATTCATATGACCAAAGTAATTACCTGTAGTCCACGTGCCATCAATAACTTGTCCGACCTTCTGGACGTAGTAAGGTCCCCAGTTGTCAATAGTTGCTGTTAACTGTGCTTTAGGAGCAAATTTAAACTGATCACTTGCTTGTCCAAATCCTAACTTACCTTGACTCTGTGCAGCTTGCAGTGGTGCAGGACTGTCTGTGTGTTGTGCCATCATGTCACAACCTTCAGCCATCATAACATTTGCAGCGTCTGCTTCTTTGCTAGGGTTATACCAAGTATTAGCCCACACAATATCAATATCAACATCTGGGTTCATCTTCTTAGCACCTAGATAATATGTGTTAATTTCACGAATAACCTCAGGGATAGGATATGCAGCTACATAGCAAATTTTATTAGTTTTAGTCATCATACCAGCAATAATACCCTGCACATGTCGTGCTTGATATAATCGCAGTCCGTATGATGCCATGTTATCTGACTGTTTATATCCTGTTGCATGTTCAAACTTCACGTTTGGAAACTCTTTAGCAACTTTTAACATTGGCTCCATGTATCCAAACGAAGTAGCAAACACAATATCATTAGTTTCTGCTAACATACGAATTACACGTTCTGCATCTGGACCGTATTTTACGCTCTCTACGTAGGTTGTTTTTACTTTATCACCGTATGCTTTTTCTATTTGTTGACGACCAATATCATGACGATAGGTCCAACATAAACATACTGATAACAACAGTATGAAATAGTTTTTCAAAATAACGCATTTTATTTCCTTTATTAAGCTAGTGCTCTAACCCGCGTTACAAGACGGTCAGCACGTTTAGTTACTTGTCGATACCAACGAGAATCGACCATTTCATCAGCGGCACGATTCCAGTCACGTGCATCCACACCTGATTTCATACCTTTGAATTTAGATAGGCGTGGACGCCCCATATTAAACATCATATTAGCTATGACCCGTTGAGCTTCTTCTGGCAAATCGTCAAAGTCTGGCCGAGATGATCGAGATATATTTCATGTACTTCACCTTCATCAGCTGCAATTTCCTCTCTTAATTTTTCAATATTCATATACGTTCCTTTCTATTGTTTTAAAATTATTTTCTCTATCTAAGAATTTATACTCTAACTTTTCTATCTTGAAAACTTCTAATTCTTTAAATATATGTTTTGGTTCAAAATCTTTACAACTATAAATATCAAGTTGAATTACTGCGGGGAGACTTTCATCCCAACTATGAAAAGCTATATGACTGGTTTCAATAATAACTATACCTGTTAAGCCTCTATTACCAACCTTATCAGAATGAGCAACAATTGGTCCTTTTAAAATCTTCATATCTATTTTAGAAACTAAAGAAGTAAGCCACATAGAACACCAAGAAGCACTAGAAGGAGGGTTTGAAATCTCAGCCCGTACAAGTAAGTGCTTGTGTGCAAGATCAATCATAACCTTTTTTCTCGTGTAGTTTACGCATATAATAATCTTGACGATCTTCGTCCATTGTTTTTCTCTGACTTTCTGTTCTCTTAAGTTCGTGCTTATCAAGTACAGTAACTTTTTGTGTCCAATTATCTCTCTTGACAGGTATAACCTGACATATAGGAGTACCTGCAGGAATGATAACAGGCTTTCCTCCAGGTTCTAAATCAGTATGAAGAAAGGGGATATTAACCACATTATTGTATACGTCAGAGTCTACTAGTCCTGTAAGAGGAATAATAGGAGATTCTAAACGGTTAATACAAGGAAGATATAAAACAGAGTAGTCTTTTGGTGTCTCAATAATCCAAGGGTTCATGTACTTAAGAATCTTCATATTCTCAAAAGCAGAACCTTTAACTTGAGATGAGGGGTGACTTTCGATAGGTTTCCATTTTTCACAAAGCATTTTATGGTGATCATCAATGAAAGGAAGACGAATAATATTATCGGAAGTTAATTCAATAACAACATCCATGTGAAAAAGCATAGTGTAGCCAGCAGTCATAGCGTCTAAAAACGGCATACAACGTTTTACAGATGATATTGTACCTAACGTATCGTCCTCTACTTTGGGAGCAATGTTTTTAAACCACGGGGGTACAACTTTTTTAGAAGGTACTGGGGGAAGTACGATTTGATCAGGAAAATCATGTATTAAATGGAATTTGATTGTTTTATTAGTGGGCATTGCCTACCTATGTGTTTGGATTAGTGAATGAGGATGGAACATCTTCCATAGAATCTACAATTTTACCACAACCACACACGTCACAGGAACAATCTTTACACTCTGGTCCGTAGCAATGGTAGGAGTGACCGCAAGTTTTACAAGATTTAGTGGTTGTTTCCATTATTTATTCCTTATTTGTGATGTCATAAATACGCTGCTCTTCAGGACTAGTGTAAAATGGTTGGGGTATTGAGCAGTTTTCTTTAGGATTAGAGACCCAATTTAACTCTTGAATTAATCTTGTATACCACATCTTATCATGATCATCACTAGCTTTTTCTCTGTCTTCTTTAAGTTGTGCTATTCTAACACTTATATAATCAAAGGTTGAAGTAGTTAAACCGCGTCTCATGCTGCTACTCTACTTTCTCTGATAGAAGCTAAAGGATTCATCGGATTTACGTCCAACATAGTACCCCACGCTTCATAATAATGTCTCATTCCAACTTCATCATGAATTGTAGAATTTTCATGTCTACCATGTAGTATGTTTCTAGATTCAGTACCTTCGCGCATTGTGGTGCCTTGCCCTGCAACACCAATCAAATCTTCATGTAGGTTACGACCGAAAGGTCCCCAAATAGAATTGTGGTGTTTGATTCGTGTTTGTCTTTCTTCTGGCGTATCCTTACGTAGACCATATCCTCTAAATTCAATAAGAACTTTATTAGGTCCTAGTGGTGTTACTGAATCTGAACGATAGGCGGAACCCCGTAAGTTGAAGTTAAATCCTGGAAAGAGGTCAACCATGTACCACTGATTGGGCGGCAGATTGGGAAAAGATAGTTCCCCACGATCTTCAAAGCCGTCATATTCTTCATAGTTGACTGTAAAAGAGCTAACATTAACATGCCCATTTTCAAAAGGAATATTTTTTCTAGCAAAATATTCATCATTAAACCCTGATACACGATTAAAATAATGCATAAAGTCGTGATAGAATTCAGAATTAGTGTCATGCCACAATTTATAATTAGTATCTATAACAGCCTTATGGTAATGAAAAACTTCCATCTCTTCGGTATCAATAGCATCGGCAATGCAATCAAATGCGCCTGCGGTCCATTCATCAACTGACTGTGTAGGATTAGGATCAAGTGTTACCCATACCATTCCGCCATGTTTGACTTCACAATGTAGTTTTTTACCACAACCTCTATCAATAGAAACTTGATTGCCAGCGGGTGATTGCATTTGTAAATTGTATGCAGCTTTAATACCATCACCAGTATTCCATGCAATTACATTCTGACCTGCAATTTGTGTAGTACGAAAATCATCTTTATTATACATCTCACTGATGTGACACATAGGAACCCACACCTTTGAAAAGATTTCTTCTTGTTCACGTAGATAAATGCTATGATCATTATAGCATTCACTGCTAATATATTCTACCGCTGGTCTCTTAGTCCAATTGCTATGATTACGTGGTGCCATTAACTATCCTTTTCTATATTTCTGACTTTTTGGAGGCGACTTTTTAGATCCTGAAGGTCCGGACCAATAGACTTTATTAGCCCAGTAAGCCGCTGACATTTTTCCTTTGGCGATGTTGCGACCGTGCCTTGCTTTAAATGATCTACGTGCCTCTGGAGAATAGTTGTGACCCATAGAAGAGTCTCCAAAGTGTATAAGTCGCACTTTGTCACCGTCTTTGGCGAGTACCATGCCCTTCTTGCCTTCTCTGTTTGATCGTCTTGGTTTGTTGAATCCATCAAATTTTGTTCCTCTGTAGTCAATTTTACCGCTAGGTAATCTTTTCACTCCTGGGTATTTTGCCATCGTATCTATCCTTTATTTCATTAACAATTTTCCACTGTCTGTGTGTCAATTGCGGGTATTTGTTCTGAGCATTTATACACCCAAGTATAAAGTCTTTTTCGGCATCCGTCAAAGCTTGTTTATCAAAAAAATCCTTCAAAGGTTTTTTAATTCTTCTTGTCATCTCTTTTTATAAAATCAAATAACTTATCAGAGATAAATTTTTGAGTTTTAACTCCTCCGTGTTTGTGATCATAACCATAGTCTAAAAATTCTATGTTTTCTGGAAATACTTTATCATTATAGGAAACAAGTTGTTTTAAATATCTAATTACATAACTTTGATTTATAAATAAAAAATAAACTTTTAAATTGTTATATCTTGTTATAACATCAGCAAATTTTTTAAAAGACTCGTTCAAGGTTATATCTTTAGAAATATCAACTCTTGCTGCTTGTATGTCTTTTGCTTCAAAATTATGCTTACGCCAAGGATATGTTAGTTGCCAAAGAACAAACTCTGCTTTATTAAAATCTACAGTATTAAGAGCATATTCTGCGTATTCAACGCTTGTCCTTGAGTAAGAAAAATCTAGATAGCCAATATCCAATTTGTTAGCTAAAAGATAAGGGTAACTATCTTCAATAGGCATTTCATAAGAAGCAGCATGGCTGCAGCCTAAGTTAATAAAGTATTTTTCTTTTTTAATAGGAGTTCTGCTACCTAAAAACATTAAAAATCAATATCTTTGCCCTTATTTTCCCACGTGTTATAGCGGGTAGGTTCAGGACCTTTTGGGCCGTTTTCTTCGAAAGGGTGTGGTTCTGATATAACAGAATCACTAGGGATATCGTATATAAAAGGATCAAGTTCCATCAATTGTTTTTTCTTATTCTGAAATTCTCGCTCGAACTTCCAATCCTCATATTTATTAAGTAGCCAACTTATCATATTGTAGTCTCCTATTTTTTAGTAGAGGTAAAAAGGGTACAGCATCTTGCTCAAAAATAATAGGATCTGCACCATCTATAGTCATAACGATTGCTATGTTTCTTATTCCTGTTCCATACATCTCGTTATGCGCTACAGCATAAGCACATCCTTGAATATAGTAGTCTGTAATTTGTTTAGTAGACTTTTTCTTTTTTGATGTTTTGAAATCAATAATAGTAGGCTTGCCTTTCCAAATACCTACCATATCACAACGTCCAGCATAACAATACTTGTTAGACCAAAGTACTTGTTCTTGTCCCCAAATCTCTTCAATACCTCGTTCAGTTGCTCTAATCAAATCACGACTCATCTGTCTGACGTCTAATCTCTCTTGACTTAATTCTTGCCATACGTCTTCCCCGTTGAAATGCTTTTCTGCATATTCGTGAACTAAAGTGCCTCGATCTGTAGCTTCTTTGGAAACTCGTCGAGCTTCTTCTTCTCCTACTCTCTCTATCCATTTTTGCAACCAAGTATTATCTGAAGTTTTTCCAAGTATAGTAGTGATTGACGGATATGATCCGTCAGGTGTGTGGTAAGTACGTCCCGTGGGTAGTGTATCAGTATCTACCTCAGTCGTATAACTGTACTTCCCTTTTAAAATCGTCCACGGTGTTGACAATGGGTTTTCCTTTCGCATTCAAGCTAGTATTAATTAAAATGGGATACCCATATTGTCTAGTTTTTTCTAATACTTTCCAAAGATACGCATTAGAAGAGCCAGTAACAGTTTGAAGACGGGCAGTATTATCATGAGTTTTAAAGTTACCATTAATAATGTCAGCAATAAATAACATTTCTTTAGAATGTTGATAAACTTTAAAATAATTATCAGCTTCTTCAATCTGACAAACAGGTGCATAAGGTCTCCAAGAATCGGTATCTCTCATTTTTATACGATTTAATTTTTTAATGTTACCATCAGTAGGTGCACAGAGCAAAGATCTATTTCCAAGAGCTCGTGGCCCAAACTCTGCACGTCCTTGTATAACAGGAACAATTTCACCCTTAATAATTCGATCAGCACATTCATCAGCTGTAATATCATTATTTGCTGACACGCCTAAGTACGCGTTTTCCCATAAAGGGCGAGTAATTAAAGCAGCAGCTCCTAACGCACACCCCGCGTCGCCAGCTGCTGGTTGTATTGATATATTCTTAAAACCAGAATGTTTTAAAAGATAAGTATTAGCAACACAGTTTAAGGCAACGCCTCCAGCATATGCTAGATTAGTTAGTCCTGTTTCTTTTTGAAGCCATGTTGTAAGAGAAAGTAGTATATTTTGAGTAACTTGTTGTACAGAAGCTGCAATATCCCAATCTAGAGTACCAGTACCTACTCCGCGTTCTAAATTATGTAAAAAAGTGTAATCTCCATCTGCATTATAATCTACAACTTTTTGATTTATCCAAGATGACCATTTAGGTTTTCCGTGAGCAGCAGCACTCATTACTTTGCATTCGTCGCTTAGAGGTACAAATCCCAACAAACGAGTAGCACTAGAATAAAATAAACCAATAGAGTTTGGATAACGAAACCTTTTGATCCATTCAATTTGACCATTTTTATAAACTCCTAATGAAGTTGAATAGCGGTTGCCTACTGTATCTACAACCATGATAGCACACTCTGTCCAGTCAGTAGTTAAAATAGAACTCATAGCATGAGCTTGATGATGATCTACTAATACAGGACGAGCTCCTGTTAATTGTTTAACATCTGCTTTAAATTGGTTATATGTAGTTTCTTCATAAAAAGCTGCAAATTCCCAATCATCGTATTGATCACGTAACCAACGAATAGTATTTTTCGGGAAAGACTTATCAAACTTTTTACGAGTAAAACGCTCTTCGTGTGAGGCACCTTGAATAAAACCATTATTTAAAGATGCAGCTGCACTATCGTGATGATAAGAGCTCACTCCTAAAATCTTCATTAAAATACCTTTTGGCTAGAGTTGTATATTCTGACGAATTAATAGTATTATACTTCATTACTGAAACAAAGTCAACAAAAGTCCATCGGTCATTATCAACGGTGGGTTGTATTCTATGAGCCATAAAACAAGGAAAAGTAATTGTCTTTCCTGGCTCAGGGTACACAGTGGCTATTATTGATTTTGGTGTTGGATAATCAAAATCTTCGTTTAAATCGCCCTGCGGATCAAAGTCTCCTAACTCAAGAGGTTTACCTTGTGTAAGATAAATGATCTGTGTCCAATAACGATTTGGACGAGGATTTTCTAAATGCCTGTTTGTAAAAGAAAAAGAATCTGAGTGCCAACCATAAGTATCACCTGCTGATAAAAGTATAGCAGTCTTATCATTAACCTTACAGATTCTTCGTTTTTGGTGATTGTCATCATAAAAAGAGTTAGCCTCTATGTATTTCAATAGAGGCTTTACTTTTTTCTCAACAAGAGTGTTAGTACTTACAAAAATACCATCTTGCCAATCTGGGTGGATAAAATCAGGAACAGATATCAACCCACTCCTTAATCTCGTCCCACTTTTGTTCTTCTTCATCAAGGCTTTGCTTGCGAATAATAGTAGCTACTTTAGTAATAGTGGCAACAGGAATTGAGTATTCGGTTTTAATATCTTTCTTAAGTTCAGCAATTGATTCACGAATTGAATCAGCTTGAACCATCAAATCAACAATGCGGCTGATTTCTTTTTTTACTTCAGATTTTAGTGCGTATTCCATATTTTCCTCTAGGTTGTTGTGTTGGAAGAATAAACCTTAAAAGATTCTCTCATCTTCTCTGGTTTACGGCGAATGAATCGTTGTTCTTGAAGATTAAACATAGCTTCGTTAAACATTTTCATGGATAAGTCTGTGGAGTCAGAAGTGCTTTTGATAAGTAATTTTTGATGAATTAGGTTGAGGGCAGTAACAAGATTAGCAGAACCAATCTCTCTTGATCCTCTAAAGTCCCCCTCAAGTCTTGGACGAACAAGTTCATAAGAATCATTATACCAAATGTCTCCCGAATCGTCATCGAAAACTTCTACAGGCATACCTGATAAAATTTTCCAAACTAAATCATTAGCATCTTGTTGTCTCATGTACTCATCCTACCGGCTGCGCAACTACGTTGCTAGGTTAGCCAATCATCACGATATGGTTCCACATAGAACCACGCTAGAGCGGTAGACACACGCTTCGCGTGAACATTTTTAGGCTGGCTCATAGCGTTTACAAACTCACGTTTGAAGCGTAGCCAAGGATTTTTTTCAGTCTTGACAGGCTTCATCACAGCTATATCACGTTGGTTCCAATGGTCACAACGCTTTGCATAAGCTGGCTGAACATTAAGAGACCTAGTAGTTTCGTCCAACTTCTGTTGGAGCATGTTATACAGCTCTTGAAAAGCTTCGCTTTTCTCTGCTTCACTCATATCAGCAACGCAAATGCGACGTGCATTCCGTACTAGATCACGATATGCATTACGCGATGTCAGTTTAAAAAACATTTTTTTACCTCTTATTAATAGCAAAGTTAGTGCCGAATGGCAAGATTAAAATTTTAATATATCTGAGAAATCGTCGAGCGAATCCTCTTTAAATGAATTTGAAAGGAGTGGAATCTGTTGAGGAGCGTGAGAAATGTTTCCCTGTCTCCAAAAGGATTTTGAGTCATACCAGATATATTTCGTATAAGAGCGCCAAAGTGCATTGATCTTGTTCGCTGTTATGTCATACTCTTCAAAGAATGGGTCTTGAATAGAAATGCGATTTCTAGCTTCTTCCATCCATTTTACCGCACACCAAGGAGACCAACGTGCTGCGTTTTCTGCCTCACGAAGAGTTCTACGAATAGTCCAGTCAGAGTATCCGCCTGTATTGAATAAAGGTTTTGCTTTAGCCATTACTTACCTTTTCTTGTAAATGATTAAAATGATCGACAATATCAACAATGAACCGAGCAGCAAAGAAATCTCCATGAGAGACCTTAAGTTCTTCGTATTCGTTCATTGTATCGGGAGAGTGTTGTGAGAGGACTGCTTTTGCCTCTGAAAGCGATGGACGTTTATGCATTCGTCATTCCTTATTATGTTTTAAAAGGTACAAGTCATTCTTTTCTTGACTTGTTATTAGATTATAGTAAAATAAACACATGTATGCAACCGAAAAGTATGTTCGCATGGAAGCGAAAGAGATGCAAAGTATGATTCGTGAAGTCGCCAACGATTTAGGCGGTGACATCAACTACTTGCATTCAGAAATCACAGATCTAAGAAATCTAGTAAAACAACTGGTAGAAGAAATAGAAGAAATGAAAGAAGCTGAAGATGCCAAATTATAAAGTAATCTTATTTACTGATTCAATACATCAACAATACATGACTGAACAACAACAAGCAATTAATAGTTCACTTCCAGATCTACCTGTAGAAGTAGTTGATTATACAGATTCTCGTTTTGCTACTTTCTCAGATAAAAATAGAGTTCCTTGTATTATGCTATTTAAAGATGAAGCACGTATGCAAACAAAACACTCGAAGCTCAGTCACTCTGCTGCTTTAAATTGGGTAACCGCTCGTGTTTCTTAATGCCTAAAGCTATTTCCTTTATACCCCACAAAGAACGCATAGCAACTCATAAAGTTGACTATCTCAGGGCTATTTCTGATAGTATGGATCATCCGTGGCAAGCAGAAGATGGTCGAGATTTGGCACCCATCCAACAAACTCTAGTAGATAAAGTAAGCAGTTACACCGGAATACCTTATTGGTGCTGGACTGATTGCTGTACAGACGCGCTTCAAATTTGTATAGAAGCGTTAACTGAAGAAGGTGATACTATTATTGTACCTGCCTATGGTTGGAGAGCTTTTGCTAATGCGCCCACTATTATGGGTAGAAAAGCTGATTTTTGTGATATTGATGAGACTGGAAATATAGATCTAAATCTTCTAGAAGATATGATTATCAAAAAAGCTCCAGCTGCAGTAATTATTGTACACAATTTTGGAACAATAGTTGATGTATCAAAGATATCTCCTATTTGTCAAAAATACGGAGTTCGTATCATTGAAGATGCTGCTCCTGCGTTCGTAATGGGAGAGCCTTATACATACATACCAGGAGCTAGTTCTGATGTAGTATGTTACTCCTTTGATTTTACAAAGTTTCCGGGCACGCTAGGATCAGGAGGAGGAATTGCTACTCGTTTTTCTGAGTTGCATAATAGGTTCTTTGAACTTCAAGCACACGGCACAAACAAACAAAGGGAAGTTGTACGAATTGGAACAAAGAGTTTCATGGACGTTACTTCTTGTGCCGTTCTTTTAAAAGAAATTGAAAATTTTGAGCAATATAACTATCGAGAGCGTAGAAGACAGGTTGCTACTTGGTATAATAATAATCTTCCCTATAAATCTATACCTGGAGAAAATTATATTTGGGAAAGGTATTCAATGTTTGTACCGTACAACGAAGTTGATAATGTTTTAGAAAGATTACACTCTATAAAATGTCTAGCTAGAACTATGTTTAAACAACCAGTAAATACTTATCCATTTTATGAAATGCGCAAAGAGCTACCTCAAGTAAATAAGTTTGTTAATAATCTTGTCCACTTACCGTCTCACCATTTCTTAGTTGAAGAAGAACTAGAGAGAATAAAGAGTGTATTATGATTACTTGCTCTATGTTAGATGTACATTTAGCTAATAGATGTAATTTAAACTGCGATGGTTGTAATCACTGGTCTAACTATGGTTTTAAAGAAGTATTTTCAAGAAATACGCTATATGAGTGGGCAGAACCATGGTCAAAAATAGTTAAACCAGAAAGAGTAAATCTTTTAGGTGGTGAACCCTTTCTAAATAAAGAGTGCGATAAAATAGTAAAAGATTACAGGAAGCTATTTCCTGATTCAATACTTAAACTATTTACAAACGGTTTTATCATGTCAAAACAAGATTGGTTACAAGATACCCTCAGAAAAAATCAATGTGTATTAGTAATCACACTCCATTCAGATGAAAAAACTTATTTAAAAAAATTCAAAAATGAGTTACAATGTTTAAACAATTGGGGAAATCCGACTGTAAAAATGAAAACATGGTTTAGAACTGTATTTGACTATGACGGTATCGAAGTAGAAATAAGAGATATGCGTGGTCATTGGTATAAAACATACACAGGTAATGGCTATAGTGCTAAACCATTTAAGGATAAGATGCCACGACAGAGTTGGGAAAATTGTGTATCAAAACATAGTATTCAGCTATATCATGGTAAGCTTCACAAATGTGGAGCTATTACTTATTTAAATGATTTTTTAAATAAATATAACCTACTAAAAGATAAAGACTGGAAACCTTATTCAGAATATCAAGGTCTTTCACCAAACGAATCTTTACATAAAATAAATCAGTTTTTTAAAAACGAAGATGAATGGATTTGTGGGATGTGCCCTTCTAATCCAGATAAAAAACAATCTAAAGAAGTTTTTAAGAGATTTGAATATTAATAAGAGCTAATATAATTAGCATACATTTAACCAAAGAGGAAGAATTAATTTGGATGCAGTACTTAAGAGGAAATTATCATTATGTCTGCTTCATCATCTGAAAAGCAAATGAAGATATATGTAAAGAATAATGATGTAGGTAAAGCTCTACGAATAATGAAAAAGAAGCTTCTTGCTGAAGGCGTGATGAAAGAAGCTCGTGAAAACGCTTTCTTTAGGTCTAAAGGTGAGAAAAAACGTTTAGCTGAAAAAGCAGGCAAAAAGCGTTGGGAAAAGAAAAGAATACAACTTGAACAAAAATTTGTACGTGAAGAGCGTAATATGATTCGTAATAGTAGAAAAAAGAAGCATGTTCAAAGACCTAACAAAAATTCAAGTCAATCCAGAAACTCAACACGTTCATCTCGCAATTAGAATATCCGATAATCATGTTCATAATTTAGTGTTTGAATTGCGTTGTTTTATTTTATTGATGCAACCCGACGTAGAATGGACAGGATTAGTAAATGGCAAAACGTGGACTTTCCAAACATTTCCTTCAAAAATCAAACTATATTCAGAAAACTATGATTTTCACTATAGATTTACATTAGAACAATGGAAAACAATCCGTAAACAGTTTGCAAGCGCTTTACGTAAAAACAGTCTTGCATAGTGCTCAATATATGTAATATAATCTTACCATAACTAATGGAGAGATTAATGAAAGCATATAAAGGTACTTTTAAGAAAAAGAATGGCGAATCTAGACAGATGACTTTTGCTAAATTAGCAGATTTACCAGAACAGTTTTTAGAAACTCGTGTTATTGGTGCGGGATCAGAACAAAACTACCCAGAAGGTATGGAACTGGTTTGGGATTTAGAGGCTGATAACTTTCGAATTTTTAATTGGAAATCTGCTGATGACATCCCAAAGGAATTTGATATAGATGAAACTCTATTTAGGTAAGTATTACATTGCAGTATATTATTGAAATACACAATTCAGAAAATGATGATGTTGGAGTTCTTATGCACGATGAAGACGGAGTGCAAGTAGTTACTAAACTTGAATCTTGGTCAAAAGCAAAAGCTAAGGCAGGTATTCTAAGTCAACAATTACAACCTAACCTATCAACAAAAATTGTTTCTTTTGAGGAGACAACTAATGAAGTGGATTGTTAGTTTAATTAAAAAAGTATTTTCCCAAGAAAGAGCTCCTAAGTATCTTTCTGGTAAAAAATAGTGCTTCGTTTGAGGAGTAGTAGAATAGACGGACTGGACCGGGGGGCAGTACCCCGCATCTCCACCAATTTGTAGGCGACTACAGTTTCAGAGGGGATGAAATAGGATCGACAGAC